GCCTCCGCCCGCCTGGCCAGGTCGGCCATGTGGCGCTCGGGCCAGTGCACGAGCGTGGCGTCGACGATTGCGGCCACCTCGTCGGGCAGCTGCAGGGCAGGGCCGCCCACGCGGTGCCGCACCTCCGCCCGCAGCCAGGTCAGGTCCATGCCGGCGACGTCGCCCACGTGGCACCTCCCGCTCATGGCTTGGCCGGTGAACCTACTGTGGGCGACGCCGCAGGCATCGGCGCTCGTGGCCGCTTGCACGCACATGTGGCCGGGCACGGGCATGGCGTCTTGTGCCCGTCGCCGTGCACGATCACGCCGGTGCCGCCGCAGTCGCTGCAGCACTTGCCGTCCGGCGGAGCCGGGTCGGGAGGAACATCGGGCGACGTGACCATCGTGGCGCGTGCCGCGGCGATCGACGCAGCCGCGCGTGCCGACTCGCGGCCGATGTCGGCCGGGTCTGCGGAGAGCCACGTGAGGAACCAGATGATCCAGCGCCACATGTGTCACCACCCTCGTCCGTGATCGACCGCCACATAGCCGTCAGAGCCGATGTGCGAGCGGATCTCGGCGTGCTGCTCGGCTGGCGGCTCCTCGACGAACACGGCCACCCACAGGAGCGACTTGGCCGCCCGGGCGATCCACCGCAGCACCGGGCGGTCCTCGAGCGGCTTGGGCTCACGGGTCGCACCGGAGCCGGCGTACCAGCCAATTGCCACGGCGATCACGACCATGGCCACGAGTCTGTTGCGGTCTGTCATTGGTCACCCTGTGGTGGAGGCTGGAACCAGTCACCGTTGTCGATCTGTCGGTAGGCGAAGCCGTCGACGCTGCCGATGGCGTAGGAGTCACCCTGTGCGAGAATTCGCTGGACGGCCGACTTCTCGGCCCAAAATGTGCCGTCGGGCTGGTCTGGTGGGAATTTCCCACCGCCGACGTAATTGCCCCATGAGTTGCAGATGAGCGCACCGGTGCGATCGCCGACGCGCAGGCCTATGACCGCCATCTGGTGCATCCACGTGCCGGACGCGGCACAAAACCCGTCGGCGTCGCGGTTGCCGCTGTTGAATCCGACCGAGCTGGCGATGGTCACCGGGTAGCCCGAGGTCACGGCGGCGACCAGCTCGTCCCACGTCTTTACGGCCACCACGTGCCGGCAGGGATGCCGCTTGGCCCGCGCGTCGAGCTTGCCGTCGTCGCCTTGGCCGCCGCAGCCGTACGCTCCCCACGCCTTGGCACGGGCCTTGTCGTAGGCCCGCAGGTCGTGCCCCAGCACGTCCTCGCGGTACACCACGCCCCAGTCACGTAACCACCGCGCCGCGCCCCAGCCGGTGGCACCGTCGCTCCAGCCGCCGACCGGCGACCTCCCGGAGCCGTCGCGGCCGCGAGCCTCGACACGGGCGCCGCCGTAGATCGCCTCGCTGGCCGGCATCTTGGGAGGCTCGGCCAGCTTTCCAGTCGCCCAGTCCACGGCCTCGGCGCAGTAGACGGCGTGCATCGCGCCCCACGACACGCAGTCGCCGATGCCCTGGCGGCCGACGACAAACGGCGTCCCGTACCGGGCGCGGTGCGCCTTGTCCATCTGCCGATAGAGAAACGTGTCGACCGGCACGGCCTGACGCATGGCGTCGGCGCCGGCCTGGGCGAAGTAGGGCTCGGGCAGCTCTTCGAGGAACCGGGCGACGCCCTCGGGGTCCGGGACGTAGCCGGTCAGGATCGCCGGCTGCCGCACCTCGCCGGCCGCCCACCAGAAGGAGAGCACGAGCCAGACGACCAGTGCCGCAGCCGCCACCAGGCGCCACGGATGCTTGGGAGCGCTCACCTGGCGGCCTCCGCGGCCCGGGCGACCTCACGGTATGCCGAGATCCACTTGGCCTTGGCATCGGGCGTGAGCGGCCCTCCTGCGGTCCCTGCGACGGTGTTGAGGTAGTCCTCAATGGCCTGACGAGCCAGCGGGTGCTTTGCCCCCAGCGACTCGCCACGGCACAGGAGGACGCGGCTGCGGACCCGCAGCTCGTCAAACGCCACACCCGTCCTAATGAGCGGCTCCGGCTGGCTCGCGTCCCACTCGATCTCGTTGGCCAGCTCGGTGCACAGGGCGGCGACGAGCGCCGCGTCCCGGGCGGCGTCCGGCCCGACGAACTTGCCGCGCAGCGTGAACGCTGCCGGGTCCGGGGCAGGGGCCGGCGCCGGCGTGGCCGGCGAGCTGGCGACGTACGACCACGCGGCCGCCGCGACGAGCGCGGCTGCGGCTAGGTGGCGGCTGTCAAGCTGCGGCCACCGCCACTCGTGGTAGTGAGCCTGAATCCACGGCCAGGCGAGCGCCACGGCGGCCACGGCGACGAGCAGGAGCGGCATCATTCGGCGGACCTCGTGAGCGGTAGGACGATCTCGATGGCACCGCTGGCGATCGCCAGCACGAGCGCCCGGATGGCGGGTCGGGCGAGAATCCAGACCGGCCAGACGACGACCGGCACTGCCTTGTCCGCCAGCTGGTCGAAGAGCGCGGCCACGGCCTTGAGCACGAGCGACTTTTTCTCGGCACCGCTCATCCCGAGCACGGCGTCGAGCGTCTCGACGGAAAGCCGCAGGAGCGCCACGAGCAGCTCGCCAAACTCGGCCCACGTGATGCCGCCGGCGGCCTTGGCCTTGGCGACCTCGAGGAACGCGGCGACCTGCGCCATCAGCGTGGCCTCGCCGCCTGCGGCCATCACCGGTGCGTCGCTGATCATGCTTTGACTCCAGCCAGGACGATCTCGTACGTGGCGGATGCCGATCCGCCTTCGATGACGATGTTGCTGCTGTCGAACCACTTGTTGGTCGGCGCGGTGCCGGCGGTCCACAAAAACACCGCACCAGGCGGCAGCCCGCAGTTGGTGCCGGCGATGTCGTAGGTCAGCGTGACCGTCGACGACTGGTTGCGGACGTAGATCAACTTGACGCTCGCCAAGTTGAGCGTGCCGGCCGTGCCAAAGACCGATAGCGGCAACGCCGTCGTGTTGATCGTGTCGGTGGCCGAGATGCCGACGGTGCGCACGTCGCGCCAATAGCCGTTGACCTGGCCGGCGCCGGTGCCGTTGGCGAGAGACAGCGTCTGCAGCACCGACGCGGAGTCGGTGACGGTCGTCAGCGTCAGGTCGTCGACCCATGACGCCGCGAGACGCAGCTGCCCGGTGATGGTGAGGACGGGAGACATCAGGTGGGTGCCACGGAGGTGCCGACGAGCCAGAGCGAGTACGTCACCGCCGCGGCGTTGGGATTGGCGATGTACATGAGCTGGTTGGTCGACGTAACCGGCCAGGCGTTGATGTGATTGATTGAAAACCACTCCGAGCCTGGCCCGATCTCGGACGCGTAGGCGACGCTCGGCCGGCCCGGGTCGCAGCCGACGCGGATCTTGCGACCGCTCGTGGTCTCGTTGTTGACCACGCGCACAAGACGCAGCTGGCGGAAGTCGTAGTTCACGGTCACGCCGAGCGTGGTCTGCGTGATCGCCCGCAGGTCGATCTCTTCGAGCGTGTTTGCGGCGATCGTGCGGTTCGCAGCGTAGACCAAGTCCGCCTGCCTACTGCCGCTGCCGTCGGTGATCGCGTAGGTGTTCTGGTCGGTCTTCGCCGACACCGTCGTGCCGATGTCCTGGTCGACCGTGCGGTCCCAGATCATCACGGTCCGCATCGTCGCCGTGAGTGTGTCAGCCATCGAAAAGCCCCATCTCGATGGCCTGACGGGCGACCGCGGGCTTGACGCCCAGACGGAACGCGGCCAGGGCGATGTCCTCGGGCGAGAGCCGGGGCGGCTTTTTGCTCGTGAGCTTGCCCCACGTCTGCTGCGTCGGCGTGTAGACCGCGGCCAGCGACACAGCGTCGGACGGCGACGGGATCGCCTCGCGTTGGCCGCTGCGGTGCCGGTAGTGGGCGATCACGCTGCCGTCCTCCATGCCGTCACGGTACGGCAGGACGGCAGGTAGTCGGCAGGGGTTATGGCCGCTCGGACTCGCGGTAGAGCACCAGGGCGATGATGCTGTAGGCGGCCATGTCGAGCAGCGTGTCAGGGATGCCGTCGAACTCGACCTTCCCACGGCGAAAGTAGGCCCGCAGGCGGTGCATCTTGTCTGCCAGCCGGATCACGCATCCCGCCCACGCCGGCACGTTCACGTAGTCGGCGCTCGTGCGGATGTTCGACAACGCGTCCTCGTCGACGCCGTAGTCGAGTGTTTTGCGCAGGTGCAGCTCACGCAGCTCGTCCAGTACTGCGAGGAACTCGGCGGAGCCCGGCCGCAGCGATGCCTCCCGCGCGAGCCGTGCCGGCTTGGCATCCTCGACCGTCTGCTTCCAGCCGGCGGCCGCCGCACGCAGCTCGGCCTCACCACGCAGGATGTAGTCGACCGGGATCGTGCGGCCGCCGTCGCAGCACGGCGACGGGTCCGACAGCACGCTCGCCGCCGCGGCCTGTGCCGGCGGACAGCCCGCCAGCGACGCTGCCATGCCCTCGTGTCGTGCCGTCACGGCCGCCCGCATGGCAGCGTTGCTCTCGTCCAGTGTCACCGTCGTCCTCCTGGTGGTGGTCCCGATACGTGCATGCTCGACAGCCCGCCGCCGCGCTCGTACACGAACAGCTCCATCGCCTGCCTGTTGCCCACGAAGCCCTGCTGTGCGTGCCACTCGTCCGGCGGACACAGGGCAGGGGCCACCCGCACGAGCACGCCGTCGATCGTCTCGATCGGCCGACTCCACTCGGCAGATTGCTGGTGGTAGTGCCCGGTGTGAATCTCGCGGTAGGGGCACTGGCTCCACAATTCCGCCGCCTCGAGCGCCATGAGCTGCGGCAGCCGCTTTTTGGCCTTGTGACCGTGGCAGAAGCCGAGCAGGTTGCCTGCGTGGTGCAGGTACTTGCGGGGCGTGAACGTGTCCTCGACCCGCACCCGGCGGTCCTTGCGAAACCGCTCTTGCAGGATCCGCAGCCACGCCCAGGTCAGCGTCTCGTCGTGGTTGCCGTGCACCGTGAGCGTGTCGGTCGGGGCGATGTCGCCGGCCAGGTCAACGACCCGCAGCAGCTCGTCGGTGCCGACCTCGATCATTTTCTGGAGCCGGCCGTCCCGCTCGAGCGGCGTGCCGCTGGTCGTGGTGCCGCTCGGCGTGTCGTAGTGGTACACGTCGCCGAGCGTGGCCACGGTCAGCCGACTCGGACGCAGCGTTGCGGCAATCGACAGCAGCTCCTGCGACGCCTCCCGGATGAGCGTGGCAGCGATGCCGACGTCGTAGTCCTGCTGGCCTGTCGTGCGAGCCCACGCGTACTTGCCGAAGTGCGGGTCCGCGATCACGAGCACCGCCCAGCGGTCGCCCTTGACCGACTTGGTCTTCGGCCGGGATGGCCGCACGATGTCTCGGCTGGCCGCCGCGATCATGGCCTCGACGACCTCTCGCACGCCCGGGCCGGGTCGCGGCTTGAGCCGCACGAACACGCGAAACAACTCGGTCACCACCGGCTGGCCGGTCGACCGGTCGACGGACATGCCCTGCCACGTCGTGGCCTCGGACGCCGCGACCTCGTACTTCGTCATGTCGGCTTCGATGTGCGATAGCAGGTCCTCGACCGTGCGGATCGTGCGCGAGACGCTTCTAGCCTCGACGGTGTCGCCGTCGGTGCGCTGTGTGATCTGCTCGGCGTCCTTGCCCTGCGGCACGTCGGCTGCCGCCTCGGCTAGGACGGCGTCGGCTAGTGGCTTCGTCGTCCGATCCACGCCTCGACTCCTTGAATGCCGCAGATGTCGTGGCCACGCTGTTGGCACACGGTGACGATCGCCCTGGCGAGCGCCCGCTTGTGCATCGGCACCTGGCCGACACGCCACCGATCCCGCAGCTCCTCGAGCTGCCGCAGGTCGGCCTCCGGCAGCCGCATGTACCACGGCGCGTAGCCGGGGCCTTTGTTCGCGGCGACGGCGAGCACCTGGTCGATGATCGACGGCGTGTCGTCACTCGTCACGGCGATACCCCTCCTGCTCGAGGACGGTGGTGAGGATGCCGGCGAACTCCTCGACGCTCTCCTCGGCGATGTCCGGCCACCGGGCGTGAATTAGCTCGTGGAGCAGCGTGTCGAGCAGGTCCGTGCCGGCGAGCGTGCGGTGGACGCGGATGCGACGCTTCTCGTAGTCGCAGTCGCCGTAGATGTTGCGAAGGCTGGCGCGCTGGATCTTCCACCGCTGGCCGGCGATGTAGACCGTCCGCTGCTTGCGCGTCCGTGCCATGGCGATCACGCTACCCGTGGACCGCGGAATCCGTATTGCCAGGTTCGTGAGCGTGCGGTGTGCCGATCCCCACTACGTGGCCGACGCGGTTGAGCCACGCCTGCCGCTCGGCACACCTGCAGTCGTCGATTCCGACCGCGGCCGCCACGGCCGAAACACGTGCCTTCGTGATGCCAACGGCGTCAAGGGCGGAGGCGACGCGGTCGCCCAGGCCGGGGGCGGCTGCGCACTCGGCGTTTACCGGCAGCCGGCGGACGCGCACGCGACGGCCGCACCTGCTGCATGTGCAGTCGTGCATGGAATCGGCGTCGGTGCAGGCGAAAAGACACAGCATGGGTCACAGCAATATGGAAATTCTGTTCAACACCATCGGCGCGTTTCCAGAATGAGTCGTCTGCGTACCGGAAACAAAGCCAGACTCCGGCGCCGATATAGAAAAAGGTGCTAGCACGCCAACTGGCATCGGGTCCGGGAAAACGTCTGAATAGGAATCCGGCGGCCCAGGTACGCATTGGCCGTACGCAAACGGGAACTGGCTTGTGTAGGCCGCGAGCGTGTGGAAGTAGCTACTGCACACACCGTTCGACGACGTTTCGCACCCAATCGACTCGTCCGTGTACGTCGCTGCCGAAGGACACGACGAGTAAGTGCCATACTCCGACGATCGTTCGACGCGATGAGCGCGAGGGTATTGAATGTAGAGGTGGTAGTACACGCGCGACGACGGAACTCGGTTTGCCAATTGGAGCGTTATTATCGGAGGGCCGGAGCAACCATTTGGCGTATCGAACTGCAGTTGCCATATGGACCCAAGCTGCCCGTTAAAAACAGTGACGTTGGATGCAATTTTGCTCAACACGTGCGTGCCGTTGAAAGCACCAACGTACGTAAAAACCGACTCGGTTGTGGTCACAAATCCGCTGAACGGCAAGTTGGTAGTGATGAGTTGGACAGTGCGCACTACATTCCCGCCGGTCGTCATTTCGACGATAACGCTCTGTGCAGCGGACCAATCGGTCTGGCACGTGATTCCGCAGCACGGAGAGCACCCGAGGAACATTACGCACACTCCGCCGCGATCAGTACCCACGTGCTGTCAATCAACGCGCACGCCACACGCCGCGTGCCGCTAGATACGGTGACCGTGGCGAAATAGTTGGTGGCCGTGAACGTTGTGGCAGGTGACAACGCCGTGCCGTCGCCGGCTTGTTGCGTCACCGTGGCAGTGGC